TTTTACTTCGGATAAGGGTGGGTTAACTAACGAACAAGTGGCAGATTTAGCTCTAGATAAGATAGTTAGTATTTCAGATCAAGCACCTGAACATGTAAGACAACAAGCAAATCAATTTAAAGAACATGTCAAAACAGTACTGTATCATTATTTACTCTTGGCAAGGAAAGAAGAACGAGCTAGTATAGTTCATATTTTAAGATCTAATGGTCAAAAAGAAATGGCTGAATATATAAGGAGACTCTAATATGGCTATAACACAAGCAATGTGTACTTCCTTCAAAACAGAGTTACTGACAGGTACACACAATTTTGCAACAAACGGAAACGCTTTTAAATTAGCACTTTATGCAGAAGGCGGTGGTGGTAAATCATCTACAACTGCCACATTAGGAGCTACGACTACAGCTTTTACTACAACTGGTGAAGTAGCAAATAGTGGTACATACGCATCTGGTGGTGGTACTTTAACAAAGGTCGCACCAACTTCTTCTGGTACTACTGCGTTTACGGATTTTGCGGATTTAAGTTTTACTACAGCAACTATAACTGCTATGGGTGCGTTGATTTATAATGACACAAACAGTGATAAAGCTGTATGTGTTTTAGATTTCACTACGAATAAAACATCTACATCTGGAACTTTTACTATACAATTTCCTACCGCTGACGCTTCAAACGCTATAATCCGTATAGCATAAGGTAGCTCCTTATGGCTAACATTGGTTGGGGTCAAGGGGGCTATGGACAAAATAGATGGGGTGGAAAACTTGATGTTTCCGCTTCTCCTAGTGGTGTAGAAGCTACTGGAGCTGTCGGCTCTGTAACTGCTTTTGCCAGTTTTATAATTTCAGTTACTGGATCGTCTGCAACGGGATCTGTAGGCACTGCCGTTGCATCAATACCAATATCATTTAGTGTAACTGGTGTTTCTGCCACAATCGGTTTTATGACTGGTTGGGGTAATGATGGTTGGGGTGCTGGAGTATGGGGTGGTGGTGTCGCCGCTATTCCTGGACAAACTTTAGCCGTCACTCTTTCAGCTCTTACTGGATCTGTAGGTTCATTAA